GTGAATAATTTATCTGAAACTGTACTAAGTTGAAATATTGTATCTTGAGTTCCTTCTAATGACGAATATTGATATCCAATACTTTGTTGAGATATGTCTTGAGTACCAAGTAAACCTGTTACAGTTGATTGAACAGCACTTGTAACTTTACCAGTTTGACCACCGGTAGATGCGTTTGTTGTTTGTGGTGCACTTGATGAATATGCCGTGTATTGGTTATCAATGTAATTTTTTACATTTGGGTCATTTCCATTTATACCCGTATTTTCAGCAAGCACTTGAGCTAAGAACCCATTGTAATCTTTTCTAGATGCAAGTCTTTTAGCGTCATCGGATATTCTAATATTCATAACAATAAATACTATTTAGGGGCGTTTTCTAACTCAATAATATACTCCACATAGTATCTACGTATAAAAACTGGCATTGTTAATATATCACCATAACTAAAACCTTTTTTAATTAAAAATAAAATTTCATCTAATTGACCTTTCTTATATTCCATAGAAAGGACGAAAAAACTCCACCCCGAATCCAATTTCTACTTGGACATCTTCTCCTGACGGGGTTTTTACTGTTTTTGTTAATTCTAATCCTGGCTTATTTTCTTTTACAAATTTTCTAAAATCTTGGGAATCTTTTATTGGTAACCTTTCAACAAAATTGTGAATATTCATCATATCTTTGTTACCGGCGACTGATTTAATCATCATTTCCAATTGTTTGGTTATAATTGGGGCAACTCCTTGTCCATTCCAACTTTTTTTCAATTCATCTAATTCTTTTTCCTGTTTAGGTGTCAAGAATTTGAATGTGATTTGAACTTGAGATTTTTCCATAAAGTATGAATATTCCCCATTGGCATCTGATTCTAAATTGAAATCTTTAAATTTTAATTCACTCATATCAACAGAAACTGTAAACTCTTTTTCTGTTTGAGGGTCAATTAGTCTTAATTTATATTCTGGACCAAATGCGGTATTTCTTAAAAAAATAAGAACCGCTTGTCTATCTTCTTCAACAATATCTTCAATTTGGATATCTCTATCTAAAATTTTTCTTCTTAATAATTCATCCACAACACCATTTGCTGCAATTAAATTTTGTGCCGATAGAACATTTTCGTCTGCTGCTGTCAAATATGCAACTTTCAATGATTTCTTTTTATTTTGATAATGTATACCCCTTGAAGGTAGTTCAACAACGTCATATGCAATTGTTGGGTCAACTCTGTATTCTTCCATATTTTTTTATTTAATAACTAGTATAATTTACAAAATTTTATAAAAAAGTAAAGGTCTCCTTTTGAGAGACCTTTTATTGACAGATTTTTTATTATTTGATTAGTAAACTAAAATACATCTATCCATTCTTAACGAACATGTGATTGATGCAATATCATCTCTTGAATAATCAAGTTCGTTAAAGTTTAAGTCGGTGATAAAAGAACCTTGAAGAATCCACTTTTCAACCACAACCCCCGTTGGGTCTAACATTTCTAATTCAATATCCTTTTTATAACCAGCTGCGTAACCCATACGACCTGTTACTGATTCGGCGTGTAGACGGAACCACTCCATCAACGCTTGTGCCGCCGAAGGACCAATTGGGTCTTTAAAGGTTACTCTTATTTCGTTCCATTCAAATCTACCAGCAACATATGTTGAAGTGTTGATGAAAGGAATCGCAACTGAATTAATTTTTGCGCTTGGTCTAGCACTTGAAGTTACATACCATTCGTTGATACCCAATGATGAGGGGAATCTAAGTATGAATCGGTTAACTCTCTTCGGTTCGTAAGGAACCGGCATTTTCATTAATAAATCTGCCATGTCAATATTTGTTTTTTAGTTTTTTTATTTTTAATCTTTCTTATAAATATGTTGTATGTGAAAAAACAAAAAAAATCTTGTTCACCACTTGATTATGTCAAAATTATTTCGTATTTTTTCCATACTAGTACTAGATGCTAGTAAATAAAGAACTAGATTAAAGAAACTAGAATAACTAGAATCAAATAAACTAGAACTAGAATACTGGTGCATATACTGGGTAATTTATAATTTTATTTTTTTTATATTTTAGTATTTCCGTTGGTTACCATAAAAACGTTCCACGTGAAATAAAAATAGGGAGGGTTTCCCCTCCCCTTTTTTTATTAGATATTATCAAATGATGCTCCTGTTGGTGTGATTATGAATTCAACATCGATAAATTCAAGAGCTCTTGTTGGTTTGATATAGATTTTACCTCTCAAAGTATTCGCATCAATATCTTCAGGGTCGTTAGAAACCGTTACACGGAATTCATATAAACCTCTTTCTCTCTTGATTGCGTCTAATATTGGATTAACCAATCTCAAGAACTCGTTACGAACTTGTTCGTCGTTTTGTTCAAACAATAACCTTACCGCTACGGCTGAAATCAATTTTCTTGCTCTTAACAGTAATCTTCTTACGTTAATTCTATCCAACGCTGATTCACGTACTTGAAGAGTTTTGTTACCCCAAATAATTGTACCAGTATCCGCAAATGTTGCGATTGGGTTAATTCTCGCTTTGTAAAGGTTATCTCTCTCATCCAAAGTTAATTTCTTGTAAGCTTTAATTGAGTTTACCAAACCTCTTGAGTAACCTGCTACCGCGAACCAAGGGAAAGATACGTTATCAGTTAACGCGATGTTTCTCAATACTTCACCTGTTGGTGGTAAGTATAATTGTGTGGCGTTGTCTGCGTCCCTTACTTGAATCCAAGGCCAGTAAACAGCTGAGTAGTTACTATCAATTGCAACACCATCCAAAGCGTCTATAACTTCATCCGACGTACCATAGTTCGGTGATGAAATCACATAAAGTGAATCCGCTCTATCTTCTTCAATCATATCGATTGCGTAAGATGTTAATGAACTGTGGTCGTAGAAGTTAATACCTGGTGTTGCGAAGATGTTTACATCAACCGCTTCAGGGTTTGCAAACGTGTCAATACCTTGAGTGTAAGCGTAGTAGTCAGAGTTTCCTGATACTGTACTAAACACACCACCATTAGTGGTATTACCACTTGTATAAGTGTTTTTACCAAAGATATATCCATCACCATATGTTCTTACATTTCTGTAGATATCCCAACCATCAAATCCACCACATGCTGCGAATGTAAATTTACGATAGTTGATGTTTGTCAACACGTTTGTTGCTCCACCTGTTTGACCTTCTAAATCATACGATGTGGTTAAGAAAGTAGTACCGGTGATTGAAGATGCGTTTGTTGATAAGTGGAAACCTTTAGTTGTTCCAGCTGCCGATGAACCTTTGTATTTAAATAAATCTCTATCGTAAGTTGAATTATTAGTTGGGCTTGATAAACCAAAGTAAGTTCTTCTAACTTTATCACCTGAAGATAATATAGGTGTACCATCCGCTTGATAAGATGTGGTATCACCCGCGTTGTAGAAGGTTGTTTTATACATAACAGAACCTAAAGTATCCGAACCAAAAGTTGTGTTATTTGTAAATCCTTTGAAACCTGCAGGGTATGCATCAGATGGGTGGTTGTCAGCCATTGCTAACATAATGTATCTTGAACGTAATTCATATTCACCGTCAGATGTACCAACTTTTTTGGCCACATAACCAGGTAAATCTGGATTCATATTACATCTACCAAATTTTTCAAGTACAACGATATTATCGTCTGTGTCGTTAAAATCTCTAACTATTAAATCGAAGTCACCAGTGTTAACGTCAATGTTAATGATTGAAACTTTTACTTCATAGTTAGCGGAATCACCGTCTGATACCGTGATTACATCAAATAAATCATCAACTTCACCACCTCTTACTTCAGAAACAACAGTTGGTGTCATTGGTGTGTCCCAAGATGTTTTAAAGTCATTACCAACAGTTTCGTAAGATTCTGTCAAACTTAAACCCCTAATTAAACCTTGTTCGTAAGCTCTCGCTAAATAATTTGGATAAGCTTCAAAAACGTAAATCGGAACATCACTTTTTAATTTGTCATATACGTCACTACCAAATACTTTTGTTACATATTTTGATGATGTAGTATCCATGCTACAAGTGAACGATTTACCTCCACTTGTTGAACCTGTAACATTAACTGTAAATTCAGCTAAAGGATTTGTAGTAATTCCTGAACCTGTTACCACGAAGTTTGTGTTTGAGGTAGTTTCTAAATTCAAAGTTTGTCCGTTATATGAACCTCTTGGTCTGAAAGCTAAAACTACTTGTCCGTCGTATGCTGTGTTAAGAGTACTATTATAAGTGTATTTAGTTACATCAAATCTACTTGTACCACTATTGTAAACAAATAAGTAAGAGTAAACTTGCGTACCACCTGAGTTACAAAGTTTGTTAAACCATTCTTTGTTATTGTAGTTACTTGCGTTGTCTAATCCTGTTAATGGGGAAACTTCTTCAAGTGACGCGGTTTGACCTGTTGTACCTGAAGATGGAACATTACCCATTACAAACCATTGTCCATGATTTGATGAAGTATTACCACTAAAATTAGATACGATATAATCTGTAATATAATTTCCATCTACAGATATTTTATCTGATAGTTCACTATAAATTGTACTCGCAGTGATTGTTGTAGTAGTTGCAGACATTGTTAATCCTGTGGTTGTTCCACTAAGACTACCTAAAGTCACACCACCAATTGTTTTAACACCATATGTTTTAACAGGTAGATAACCAGTTAAACCTAATATTCTTGTTACAAATAATTGGTTAGATTCTTCTAAGTAAGATTTTGCGAAATATGGTAATTCATATTTTGGATTGTTGTTGTTATCCTTCAATGGACTTGTTCCACCAAAATACGATTTGAATTCGTCAAAATTTGTTATTAATACAGGTTCAAAAGCGGGACCTTTTAAGGTTTCACCCACCAAACCTAATGTGCTTACCCCAACACTTTGTGCTACGAATGTTAAGTCTTTTTCAGATGTGTATACACCCGGAGATACAAAAACTCTATTTGAATTTGCCATTTTTAATTTGTTTGGTTAATTAATTTTATTTCTTTATCAATAAATATCTTTGTTTTTAGCAAAGATTCCCTTGATTTTTTTAAAAATGGTACTTATGGATACTAATTTATCCTTTAGTATCTATATTTATCTTTATCATGAAAAACACCTCGAAAAATATAAAGGTTAGTGAAAATCACCACCAAATGTTAAAAGAATATTGTGACAAAAATGGATTAAAAATTTACAAGGTTGTTCAGAAATGGATTGATGAACTTTGTAAAACAAACAAAGTTGTTGACACACCCAAAAGAAAAGACATTTACGGTGATTAATTAAATGTTGAACCAGTGGTGTAAGTAAATTCAAATTTTGATTTACCTATTGTACTAATATCCACTTTAGAAAACGAAGTTATACCTGACAACTGATTGTAGTTTTCTGATATTGTAGTTTGTGTTGTACCTGATAACTGATTGGTATCAATGAACAACGTTACAGATTGATTAATTGGCGAACCAGTAGTGATTAAAGAATCAGTAAAAGTTATCTTAACTGTTTTATCGACTTTATATTGAGACGTGGCAGTGTAATTCGCAATTATCGAGCCGTTTGAATATTCACTTTCGATTAATATATTGTTTGTTTTTTTCTTAATAGACGGAATCGACCTTAAATCAGGCTCCACCATGGTAATACTTCTGTTAATTGCGGGAGAAACTTCAAACTCTTCGTCATCAATTAAAAACCCTAACATTGTAAAACCGTAATTTTGAACGTAAAATCTTCTACCGTCTAAAGTATCCATCGGAGTATTATCTTCGATTCTATCTAATACAATGGGGATATAATGACCTTTTACTCGAGTGTATGCTTGACGAGATGAAAACTTTTGTAAAACCTTTTGATTGAACTTATTTATATCTCTGAATTTTGTACAAACAATTGTTACATCAAAACTGATGTCGACCGCAATTGGTTGAGGTATTTTGTATATATCTGCACCCATTTGATTTCCATCCCAAGTCGGAACCGACGCATAAAAGAAATCTCTTCTATCAGGAATAGTTCTTTGAATAGATGGATTTGTACCTAATTGAACTTCGGGTTTTCTCACAACAGCGATAAATGGTAATTTAATATTTCCATCTTCATCACTAAAAGACCAATTATTGGTGTACTCACCCCATCTTTGAATTGTTAAAATTTTTGGGATTGTTGGTATTTGGTCTCCATCAGAAATTACTTTGAAATTTTCTTTAACAAATTCCAACATACCTAAATCAAGGTCATCGTGTAAAATAGAATCAGGAAGAAAAGTATCAGATTTAATAATCTCCTCTAACAATTCTTTTCTCCTACCTGTTATTGCAGGACCATCCGTATTTTGATTTACACCGTATACCTTAATGTCTTTTTTTCTTTTTGGTAATCCCATAATTAAATTCCTCTAAATTCTGATTCTTGAGCAATAGCACAAGTAATTGTTCTATAATGAGGTCTAAAACCGAACATATTATGTTTGTTATCGGAGGTAACTTTTCCGTCATTAACCACGGTATAATATCTAATTCTTTCTTCTGATTCAGGATATCCAATAAAATCACCATATCTGATGTCAATATCCATTTCTTCAAGATGTTTGATGTAAACGGAAATAGTCATATTACCGGGTTCCAAATACCTGTTCACACCTTTAGTGTACGATACGTTTTTGGGTTCTTCAATTTTAACCAATCCAAAAAATTCTGTAGGAGGTAAAAATTTAATTTGGTCTTTACCAACTTCACCATAAACATCATCAGTGTCGGTTTTTTGTCTATCCACTCTGAATAGAACTAATTTCATACCTAAATCGCCATGCAGATATTCCTCTCCCATCTGAACATTTAAATCAAAATCAGTTTGGGAGAAAAATTTACTTAATCTGGTTATTGGTAGTTTATTCTTCATTTATTATAAATAGTTCATTTATTGATTCTATTTAAGTATATTTAAGTTATTGTATGCAGAGTAAGATTCCTGAGATAGAAGCAAGGGAGATTTTATCCACCTACGAAGGTTTTAATAACCAATTGATTGAGTGGAAAAAAAAATTAACTGAATTGAAAAATTTTCAGTTAACGAGACCCCAAGCTGAGTATGTTTTAAAGTACCATGAGGTAGTACCTCGTGTTGCAAAAAAATATATTAACATCGTAGAAGGATTTGGTGAAAAACTGATGGAATCAAAACATCTAACAAAACCACCCGAAAAAATATGGTGTGAGAAACTTTTATGTGAAAGTGAAATGGCTTATCATATTTGGGGTAAAGTTTTTGAAACCGAAAAAAATTACTCAATGTGGGTTCCAAAATCCGCAATTATACAAGAAGAAAAAAAATTAAATCGAGTAGTTGATTATTCTCCATACGACAACAGACCTCCATTACCACACCAAAAAACTGCAATTGAAAAACTATTGGCTAATGACAAATACATTTTAGCCGATGATATGGGTTTGGGTAAAACAACCTCAGCTATTATTGCATCATTAGAAAGTGGAGCTAAAAAAATTCTAATAATCTGTCCCGCGTCTTTGAAAATAAACTGGCAGAGAGAGATTGAAAATTATTCTAATAAAAAAACTTTGATTGTGGAAGGTCGTAAATGGGGTTCAACATTCGACTATTACATTATTAATTATGATATTGTAAAAAATTATCATTCAATGGAAACTCCTGAAATTGGTCAGGAGAATAATAACTTAATCATTAATGAAAAATTTGATTTAGCGATAGTTGATGAAGCTCACTACATTTCAAACACCACCGCTCAAAGAACTAAATTAATAAACGATATCTTAAAAAACATTCCAAAAGTTTGGTTATTGACAGGAACTCCAATGACTTCAAAACCAATAAATTATTATAACCTTTTAAGAATTGTAAATTCAAACGTGACTTTAAATTGGCAGGGGTATGTTAGAAGATATTGTGGTGGGTACCAATTTACTGTTAACAAAAAGAAAATTTGGAATACAAATGGTGCAACAAATTTAGATGAACTTAGAATGAGGACTAAGAATCTTGTCTTGAGAAGGATGAAGACAGACATATTAGACCTTCCCGATAAAATTATTACACCAATTTTTTTAGATTTAAAAAGTACATATTACGATGAAGAGCTTGAAGATTTCTTGAGAATAACAAGTGAATCAAAAAACAAAGAATCCCTTTCTGTCACAATTAATCGTTTGATGAAAGTTAGACAAATAATCTCACAAGAAAAGATTGATTACACCTGTGAGATTATTGATAGGTGTTTAGAACAAGGAAAAAAGGTTATTGTGTTTACAAATTTCACAATGTCTTTAGATATGTTACATGAAAAATATAAAAAGAATGCCGTTGTATTGGATGGTAGGATGTCTAAGGATAAAAGACAACAATCTGTCGACCGATTTCAAAATGAAGATAAGATAAAGATATTCATTTCAAACATCGTTGCTGGTGGAGTAGGAATTACATTAACCGCTGCTGAAGTTGTAATTATGAATGACCTATCTTTTGTTCCTGCTCACCATAGTCAAGCAGAAGATAGAGCTTTTAGATATGGTCAAAAGAAAAACGTATTGGTTTATTACCCAATATTTGAAAATACTATTGAAAGAATAGTATACAATATGTTACAAAAGAAAAAAAATATAATCGACCAAGTTATGGGTGACGGTGATTTTTCTGAAAGTTTTGCACAATCACTTCTTAAAGAGATTCTTTAATGTTTCCATCATGAGGTCAATGTCCTCTTGTTTTTGTGAAATGTTTTTGATTATTTCCACCCAAGTGTCGTAGATTTTTTCAATATCAAAGTTTTCACTACTTGACGGTAGATTAACACAAACTTTTCTTTCGTCGTTTAAAAATTTTAATTCAGTATCCTCTGATACCTCAAGTGAAAATTCCACATCGTTTTTAGAACAGTACATAAAAAACTCAAAGAAAATTTTTGAGTTAAAAATGTCATCAATTTTTTCTTCCATTAATACATTGTTTTTATTATAGGTATACCAACCATTTAGTTGACTTATTATTGTATCTTCTTTGAGATATAAAAACACCATTTTTGTTGGTGTTACAGTATGAAATCTAAAATCATAATTTAAAGAAACCAACACCAAGAAGTCAATATTTTTACCTATGTAATCTTTTACATCTATTATGTTTTTAAAACTGTCTCCCTGAAATTTAACAACTTTACTTTGTATTCTTTTTACTTTCGAGTTATCCTCGTTATTGATTGTAAACAAATCACATCCATTTACCATATCAATAGTTGAACCTCTAGTCAAAGATGTTCTATAGATTTTTGCTGATTTTACATTCTTCTTAAAATAATGTTCAATACACAATTCACCATATGTGCCGGTTCCAATTGTCTTTGATGCAATGTGAAAAAGCTCATATAGAAAATCACTTGGACCAATCATTCTATGGTCGATTAATATCCTGTCTTTATATTCCCTAAACCAATTAAAATAGTTTTTTATTTCTTCTTCAATATAATTTGGTCGGTCGTCCTCAAAAGTTATCTCTTTTAAAGGTTCACCGTTTAGATTATTGATACCTTTTAAAAAATAATCTTGGAAAATCCACTCGTTTAATTTTTCAATAATCTTTATATTGACAAGATAGTTAGTGTTAAATTGATTGACTGGCGACCAAGAGCGTTTTAGGGTCAAAACACCGTAAGTACCGTTTTTTTCACAGAAACCATATTGGTTTTTATTCCGATAACATTCTTTGAACATATTACTCCACTCGTCCATAAAAAGGTCCTTAATTGGTCCTTTTATTGTACAAATTCTTTTTACGTGGTTTTCTATGTTTCTTAGGTTTCCGGCGGAATACATCAATAGTTGGAATATTAAAACAAATATAGTGATATTTATTGATAAATCAAAATTAATGTCTACAACTGTCATTTCAAATACTGAAAAACAAAAACTGTACTCACAAGTCTTTCACCTATTGGGATTACCAGTTAGGGGTGTAGAACTAACAGAAGAACAAATGGACACTTTTTTAGAGTTGTCAGTATCTGAATATGAACAATACGTAAGTGATTGGTTAATTGAATCTCAATGGTCGGCACTTGCTGGGTTGAATGTTGACACACAATCCTTAACAAGGGCTTTCACAACAAGAAGTTTAGATTACGAAACCCAATACACACACTCTTACTCTAAAATTGTGGGACTACAAACGGGCGGAAATAGTGAATTAAAAAAAGATTATATTACTTTAACCGCAGGAACACAAACATATGTAATTCCAGCTGGTAGAGAAATCAACGAATTACTATGGTTCTCAAGAGCGGAATTGACAGATTCAATCGTTGACCCCTTTTTAGGCGGTTTCGGTGGACTTGGTGGTGTTGCTTTTGGTGGTGTTGGTGGATTTGCACAACAAGGTGCATCGGGTTCATATTTCATGTTACCAGCTTATGATTTGTTATTAAGAATGGGTGATAGAAATATTAAGAACCGTTTAATAGGTGGAGACCTAACATATAGAATTACCGCGGGTCCAAATGGGACAAAAATTGTCCACTTGGCTAACGTACCTGGTGGTAGATTTGATTTTGGTTCAATACAAAACTATAATTATAAAGTTTGGTATTGGTATTATGATACCACAAGCCCCGATACTTGTTTAGATAAAAACAGTAGTATAGTAAAACTACCGTCTGATGTAGAAACCGAAGAACTCACTTGGGATATGTTAAACAAACCAGCACAAAACTGGGTGAGAAAATATCTGATTGCATATTCTAAAGAAGGTTTGGGTAGAATATGGGGTAAGTTCTCAGGTGATTTACAGGTACCTGATAGTTCTGTTAAGTTAGATTATTCATCATTGTTACAAGAAGGTAAAGATGAAAAATTAAAACTCATTGAGGAACTAATGAATCGTTTAGAGAGACTTAGACCAGAAAAGATATTGGAAAGAAAAGGAATGGAAGCAGAGAACCTAAATAAAGCTCTAAAATACAGACCATTCCAGTCACCATTTAACGTTATCTAATTTAGATATTTGTCGCGTGGTAAGCATAATCATTACCATTGGTCTGAATTATCTCATCTTCATTACTCTTAATACTCTCAGCTTGAAGAGAAACCACTTTTCTATTTAAGTCAACCCAATACTTGTCAGCCAAATCCAAACTATCTTCAACATACATGTAGAATGGGTCCCTATTTACTCTATTCCAAAATAGAACTTCACTATCAGAAAGGGTCATAACTTCATCATATTTGTCTTGACCGTCTTCTTTCAACGGGAAACCACTAACCAATTCACACTGAGTTCTTGTGAAATATTGTCTATCTTCAGGTTTTTCAACTAAAATATCATGACGAATTTCAGGATTGAAAACAACCAATAAAGGTTCAATTCTTTTATTAAAATTTGTTAGATATCTTGCGACATTGTAATCACCTGTCATATCAGGATTATTAGTTAAATCCCTTTCGGAAATCATATAACAGTTAATTTGTATATAGTTTTCTGGCATTGGTCTTCCATGTTGTTGGATGAACTCCTCCTGTTGTTTTTTAGTCGGTTTAGCTATTTTTTGAACATCACCATCAGATTTCTTTTGACCATTATTAATGTAGTAAATCGTTTCACCGAGACCAGCGGGATAGTTATTCTGAATCACCAATTCCATATGAGCTTGACGAGACATTAAGGAACCGGCTTTGGTGGTTTTTTTGATGTGTTTCTTGTAATCTTCTACTGATTGTTTAACACGGGACTTGTTAGCCATTTTTGATAACGGTATCTTTTTATCATAGATTTGTTGAACATATTTGTAATAAAGTTCCACAAAAGATAAACCGTCACCATTCAAAAGGTGTTTTAAACCCTCATCCAAAAACTCAACAACGTATTGTTGAAGTTTTTTAGATTTAATTGTATTCCCAGTTAATTTAATTTTCTCTTTTCCTTTCTTCAGAAGTTTAATGATGTAATTCTTTCTTGAAACATTAATACAAGCCGGTGCAGTATAGTCAATATCAAGACCCATTTCATTTCTCATAAAGGTGTCGTTAAATTCAGCGGTATCTGCTTCAATACCAACATATTCTTTTCCTTCCTCCACTAATTCATTTAAACCTTTACCAATATAAATGTGAGTATCAATATCCTCAGGAGTTGAGAAGTTCACACCATCCGTATCCATAACCAACGGTACATATCCTTTTTTCTCAAAGAACATAATCATCATACGAAGACATTGACGACCTGTACAAGTAATTGTTTCACCCATATTCATATCTCCCCATGGAAATACCTGAGGTGCAGATAATGAACCAAAATAAGCGTTGATGAAAATCTTGATTGGTAATTGTTTACGGTCATACATTTCCGCTTCGACTGGATTTGTTTTCGATAATTCACCGGCCAATCTCTTGTATTTGATACGAATGTTTCGGAAATACTTCAACATAGATTTCTGAACACCCATGACATCACATTCTGGAAAAACATCGTAAACCAATTGAATCGATGGATATAGTGAAGCGTAGTCAAATTTAACAATGTTCTTTGAGTAACCGACATTTAATAATCTTGACAATCCCCCCGTGATTGCTCTTTTTTCATCTTTAGCGGGAATTGCTAAACCATTTTCATAGGACCAAGCTAACATGATGATTTTCCATAGAGTTGCTGTACCCATTGTGGCAATCCTTTCATAAGTTGTTGGTACCAATTTTGACAACAAAAATGTTGACTGAGAGAATGAGTCATCAACAATCATCGTTTCATATAAGTCATCGTCAAGATATTGTTCCACAATTCTTTGACCTGGCCATATTTCGTACTTGTTGGGGTATTTTTCTAATAAATTTTCAGTACCCGGCTCACCTATTTTTTTGTATTTACCTGTTTTAGGATTAACATAGTAACTATGATTCTCTAAATATATTTTAGAAATGAACGCACCGTCAACATATACCCGATTTGGTTTCTCTTTCTCCAAATATTGTGTGATATACTTCAATCCCCAAGATTTGATTTCTGAGTTAATTGCTTGTGCTCTTCTAACCGCGTGAGCAATATCAACAATATTATGACCCCAAATTATGTGTTGTGTATAAGGTTCAACCTCATTCGCTAATTTAAGGACACCCTCTTTTTGTTTAATGCCATCGGATGTTAAAATAGAAGTACATTCAACAATGTCGACACCCAAAATCTCCGCTCTTTTAAGTATAAACGGAAAGTCAAATGACGCGGAGTTATATCCACCGATAATAGTTGGTTTCAGTTCTTTTATGATTTCAAAAAATTCCTCAATACATTTTTTTTCACCGTCAGGACCAAAAGCGGGAATTGTTTTTTGTAGACCACGATTATCTTTAACCCCGATGAGGATTATCTCATTAGTTTCAGGTTCAAGACCTGTGGTCTCGATATCGAATACAAATCGGTGAACACCTGAATAATCATCAATCCCTTTGAAAAGTCTTTTTTTCTTTTGAATCAGATATTGTTCAACCGGAGACAGTATTGTAAATAAATGTCTGAATTTTTCACCCCATGGGTCAATTCCACCTTGTTTAAAGAAATTGATTAATTCTCGATAACCCTTTAAACTTTTGACCAAATAATTTTGACCATTTTCAAGTCTTTCATTACCATGAGTTTCTAATTTTTCAATCAAGATACCGTATTCACCCATTTTTTTCTTTTGCATGGATTTACTACCTTGATAAAAATTACAGGAACTCAGGTCACCAACCCATAAAAAAGGAGTTAGTGTGTCTGGTTTTACCATTTTACCCCTTGTGGGGTCTTGAATAATTTTGTAGATTTTGTTGGTTTGGTAATCGTATTCAACCCCTACAATGAATTCTTCAGGGTCCCAACCATTTAAAAAGCTTTCGATTACCTCTTGAGAAATAACTTCTGACATATTGTATAATTTTTAATTTGACACATTAGCTTACAACACCATGTTGTAGTTTGCCTTGTTATAAATTATACGAAACTTTTATCACATATCAAAATATGGTGATAAATAATTTTTCTTTGACAGGAAGTATAAGTTTTGTGGTTGGATTAAGACTTGTATCCAAAAATTGAATAGTAATCTTACCTTCATATTTACCAATTCTTGCGGTTTGAGTTTCTGTAAATTGGTGTGTGATATAATATTCGTCGGTTGTTTGATTGTACTTTTTATCTCTTGTTGTGATAAGACAATCTGAATTTAATATTTCAGGTTCACCCGTTTCAACGTCGTACATATCAAAAGTGATATCACAACTTTCCAACATATCATTAAAACCCGATTTATCGTTTTTTCCGTCATCGATAAGTCTCATTTTTAATATCGGTTGCGATGCACCTTGTCTTATAAAAAATTCCATTTTATTTTAATATATTTTATTTAATACGAAAATATCGCTATATATTTTATTTTCAGGTGCGGTTGAACTAAACTGAACAGTCACATCAAGTGTATTTAAAATGGTGGTATCAAATGTTGTACTATTAACTGTATTAAATGCAAAACCACCTTGTGTACCATTAGATTGTTTTGTTGTGTGAAATACACCAAGAGCAACAATACTTGCAACACCCGCAGCGCCGATAGACCTGACCGTAAAATTCACAGAAAGTTGCCAAACATCATCAACCGCAGTCGTCATATTTTGAAGTCCGGAATCTGCTAAAATCACCGAGCCTGATTTAACTCTAATTCGGATATCATCACCGTTTTTTGATGATAGAAGACCACCAAAATCCGCTCTAAAGCTATCACCAACCCTAAATCCATTAGCGGGAACACTTAAGGTCCCAACCCCACCATCAATTAGAGTTGTTTCAGTAGTGGTACCACTTACAGTTATACTATTTCCTGTTTGTGAAAACAATCCATAAACTGTTGGGAAGGGAGCTAAAACACTGTTTTTAACTTTATATGTTGTACCACCTTGAGAAACGGCAAACTCCGCATTTGCGGTTAAACCGGTGAGTTCAGGTAATTGGGATATTGGTAAATTCATTCTATTTTATAAATATCTCTTTTTTAATTATTAATAAGTTTGTGCTGTTTGCCATGTATTTCTTGTCGATGTCGCACTAAATCCTGTTACGGTATGTAAAGTTGTCCACGTCGTTCCATTATTACTTCCAGCAATTGTCCATGATTTGGGGTCTCTACCTTCTTCATCGTTTGCGGTCGCCCATCTATATCCTGTAAACGCCTTTGCGGTACTAAATTGGAAAATAAAATTTGTTAAAGTATTAGATACAAAATTCAAATCCAAACCTTTTGTGTTTAGGTTTCCATCAATTAATTTAGAAGGTTCTTCTCCAACAGGATTCGAACCACTTGGGTTTGTAACCGTCACACCAGCCATACTTTGGTCAACTCCATTTATTTGGAAAACAAATTCGGCGGATTGTACACAGTTTGCACTTGCTGGATTAATTTTTGTATCTGTAATTTGCCATCTATAATATGTAAATGCCGGTCTTGACGGAGTTGGTGTGGGGGTTGG